GCTCGAGGACAACAACGTCAAATATATTAAATTCGAACCTGCGGCCGGCGAGAAAAAAGAGAAGGCCGTGACCAAGGCAGCCTCCGGCGAGCATATCGGCCGGATCCGCGAGGAGGAGGAATTCGAGGACGACAGCCTCCTCCGCGTGGAGCAGGAAGTCGACGGGAAAAAAATAGGGATAATGAAGGGGAAGGAGTGGGGCAAAAACGTCATGACGGTCCAGGCTTACTATTATCCGGCAGGCGCGTGGACGGAGGAGGAGGCCATGGCCCACTGCAGGGCGCACCGGGCCATTCTATTCCAGCCGGCCGCCTCGGAAGAAGAGGAAGTCAAAAAAAATATAGACGCATCGGTCCAGAAATTGACGCCGGCGCAGGAAAAGGAATGCGAGGAAGAGACGGCTAAAATCAAGGAGAATGAAAAGCTCCCTATCGCCAAAAAGCCCCATGAATTCAAGCCGGCAAAATTCACCCATCCGAACGGGCACCCGCGCTGCCTCATCTGCGGGGACGAGGAGCCGATAGGGAAAGTCTGCAATATGCCGCCTTCCTGGTACGAGAAGCACGAAGCGGAAAATGAGAAGGCCTGGTTACAGGAGAGGGCGAAGCTCAAGGCCGCTGGCAAGCTGAAAAAGTCTTTCATCCTGGAGAAGCCCGAAGAGACGGAGAACATGATCAGGATCCCGGTGGGTGGGGACTGCGAAGTGACGGCCACCTTGACACTCGACAAAGGCCAGGGAATAACTGCGCTCTATTGCGGGAACGACAAGCGCATCCGGACTTATCTTTTCGACAAGCGCAAGAAGGCCTGGACGATGGCCTCCGCGCGGGCGTGGATAAAGGAGCATAAGGAGAAGACGGAAAAGGCGCTCGGCGAGGGCCGAGGTGTTGGCGGGGACAGGCAGGGCGTTGGCGGAGCCGACATCTGCGTCTGTCCCGATTGCGGCCACGAAGTGAAGCACGCGCGAAATAAGCCGTGCGCAGAAATCAAGTGCCCGAAATGCGGGACTCCGATGGCAGGGAAAGTCGAGAAGGCCACGATATTTCATATAATAAAAATCGACAAAAAGAAGCAGATCGTGGGTGGTGTGATTTACGAGCCGGAGGAAGTCGATACCCAGGGCGATTATACTGACGCGGCGGAGATAGAGAAGGCCATGTACGGCTTCATGGAGAAGTACGCCACGGACACAAAGCGCATCCGAATAAACCACGAGGGCAAGAAATACTTCTTCCCGATCCTGGAATGTTTCCAGGCCGAAGAGGATACGATGAAGGGGGGCCAGCGCGTGCAGAAGGGCGCCTGGTGGCTGATGATAAAAGTGACTCACAAGAACATTTGGGAGAAGATCGAACGCGGTGAGCTAGAAGGATTCAGCATGGGCGGCCGCGCGAGGGCGTGAAAAAAAACTTGACATTCGTAAAGTTCAAGTTTATTTTAATATTGAAAAAAAATCTGAAGGTTTGAAGCCTAAGGCTGAGTCAAAACTCAGCTTTTGAGCTCAGGGCGTTTAGGACTTGCGAACGCTTCGGCGGTTGCCAGTTTTGGACGCCCTTTTTTTTATGCGAAAGGGGAACAAAGGCAGCCAAACCTAATTCGGAGGTTTGGAGCAATGCCAAGAAAAATTGTCGATATCGAAATCAACGAAATAACCCTGTGCAAGTCTCCAGCCAACCGGAAGAAATTTTTTATCCAAAAAATGCACAAGGAGGCACCAATGCTTACGGAATTAAAAAAGTTCATGGCCGAGGATGAGGATAAGCTGGAGGATGTGTTGACCGAGGACGAGATCAAGAAGGCCGAGGCGCTCCCGGAAGCGGCCGCGAAGGCCTTGAAGCCCGCCCTGGAAGTGATCAACGAATACAAGGACAACATGCCAGACGACATCCTCGGAGCCGTTCAGACGATCATCAAGCACGCCGCGCTCGATTATCCGGAAGGCGAAAAGGAAGTATCGAAGGCGGGCGCGAAGCTCTCGAAATCCACCATCGAGCTTATCAAAAAGGCCCTTGCTTTTCTCAAGGATTCCCCCCTTGGCCGCCAGCAAGCCATTGACGTTCTCAGTGAGATGCTGGGCGAAAAAGTCGCGCCGGCAAAAAAGACTGCGGACGGCGAGGAAAAACTGAGCGCCGACACTCTGGCCAAGCTCGAGCGGCTGGAAGAGCTCGAAGATGCCGAAAAGAATCGGATCGAGAAGGCGGAGGCAGAGAAAGCCAAAAAGGCCGAGGAGGAAAAGAAAGACCTCCTGGCCAGGCTGGAAGCCCTGGAAGCAGGGAAGCCCATCAAAAAAAGCATCGACGGCCCGGAAGGCGACAAGAAAAAAGACGTTAAAAAGGGCGCGGGTGATGAAGACGACGTAGATCATTACCCCTCAATCCCAATCCCTATAATCGAATAGGCCCGGATTGAGGAATCCAACGGAGGAAAACTACCATGAAAGACAGTAAAAAATTACTGAGGATGCAAAAGCAGGACATAACGGGCTACAACCTCATAGCCCTGCCGACCATACAGCTCACGCCCGAGGAAGCCGACCATTTCATCGACTGCATTTGGGATGAAAGCGTAATGAAAAATTACGCCCGGCTCGAGAAAATGACCAAGCCCACCAAGTACATCCGCCACCTGGGATTCGGAGCTGGCAAATTCCTCTACCCGGGGAACCAGTTCAACGAGTCGCAGTACAAGAAGGAATGGACCCACAACCGCATCACCCTCACCGCTCAGAAGATCCGCGGCTGCGCGCCTGTTTACGACGACGACCTCGAAGAAGGACTCGAGGGCGCAGCGTGGAAATCCCATCTCATGAAGATAATCGCCAAGCAGATCGCGAACGAGCTCGAGTACGCCTACTACATGGGCGACACCCACGGATATAACGCCTGGTGCGCGTCGGACATCGAAAGCCTCTGGGACGGCTGGCGCTATATCATCAACAACAGTCAGAACGGAGACGCATATTACAACGACGTGTGCGGAGCTGCCCATATCAAGGACGCCTGCGATGAGGAAAGCGGAGCGGAATGGGATCTGCCCGGGCTCATAGCCGAGCAGGACCCGAATCCGCCCTACAACTGGGAATTCAAGTACGCGCGCATGATCAAGAACATGCCGGCGAGATACAAGCAGGCCTTCGGCCTCTCGAATTTCGTCTTCCTGAATTCCGACCTGGTTACGGCTGATTACATCGAGGCTCTTTCAGCTCGGTCAACAGCCCTCGGAGACGCGGTTTTCACCGGCGCAGTGAAGCCGGCCTACGGCACGGTTCCCATTGTCAGCGCGCCTCTCATGCCGGTCAACCTTGGCGCGGACGGAAACGCGGTCGACGATTACGGGATAATCGGAGGCGGCGACTACACGGACGTTCTGATGACCTACAAGGGAAACCTCATCATCGGGATCCAGAAGGAAATGAAGATGGAGCCCCAGCGCAGCGCCGCGGACGAATGCACCTACTACTTCTACACGATGAAAGTCGCACTGGCCATCGAGAACGTGAATGCAGTCGTTTTCACAAAGTGTCTGACTCATAACTGCTGATCGCGCGCCGGAATAAAGGCGTGATTGAATCGAGGTTTTAATGTATAGTTGCACGGTAACAAACTACGGCTCTCGCCGTAAAACATTCCCAACCCGCATAGGCAATCTGTTCATCGACCAGCTCAGGCCAATGGAAATCAGTGACGCCAAATTCGCGGATCCCCGCGGAGTCATTGAGGACCTGAAAGTTTTTGAGCAGTCGGAAAAGCTCGGGTTCGAGGTGGTTGTCGACGACGAGAACGGGCACCCATCCCCGACCCGGCAAGAGCCCGGGATCGACTATGCCGCCTTCCACATCAACGAGCTGCGGAAAAGAGCCGCCGGCTTGGGAGTGAAGGGGGTCTTCTTCAAGAAGAAGGCCGAAATAATCCAAATTTTGGAGGAACAAAATGGGACAAGATCCTGAAGCTTTTCCGAAAGCGGACATACCGCCCGGACACCAGGAGGAGCAGATCATCCGCGACTTCTATATGTTCAACTACCACATCAACAGCCATAAGATGCGCTGGCTGAAGGACGCGATTGATATCATCGACGCGCATCGGTTCATGTTCGACTTCTGCGAAGGTCTGGACGACGGCATTCTCTGGAACGTCGACACCGTGGGACAGGGCCAGACTTATACCTGCACGGACATGGTGAACGGCGTGCTCCTATTGCAGAACGGCGCAGCCGAGGATGACAACATCGAGGTCACCCGCCTCTGCGAATGCTGGAAGCTGGTGGACTGCTACCCGCTCTACACCGAGCTCCGGTTCAAGATCGACGACCCGGTGCTGGGCGAGTTCTGGTTCGGGCTTATTACCGGAACATCTTTCTTCACCCCGCCCAACGATTTTGTGGTTTTTGAAGTCGACGGAGCTGCCGACGCGAATCTCGAGATCTCGAATTCATTGAACGGCGCAGGCAACGAGACCCTGACAGGCCACGTGCTGACCGCCGACACCTGGCTTCGGCTGGGGATCCACTGGGACGGCGACGGCATCATCCGCTGGTTCGTCATCCAGGACGGCGACGCCCCGCAGACGATCCTCTACACGGGACAGATAACGACCCACATCGTGCAGGACGAAGAGCTCACTGTCGGGTTCGGAATCCAGAACGGTTCGGCCGCAGCCCGGAACATGAAGGTCGACTACCTGAAGATCTGCCAGAAGAGGGTCATCGAGTAAACTTCGAGAAGACAGGGAATTGGCGCCGCCCAGGCAGTTGTGAAGCGCTTAGCGCGGCGCCCTCCCTTTTTTTTGAAGGAAAGAAACGATGGCAGCAGAAGGATGCTATCTGACGGCAGCCATGGTTGACAACTGGCCGGCCGGCATATCGGAGGCCGAGCAGCAAGCGATTATAGACAAGGTCGAGCAGTGGATCGACAAGGTCACCGAGACGACCTGGTGCGAGGCGCCCTTCGATATAGAGCTCAACGGAAACGGGAAAAACCGGCTTTTCATCCCCATCGAAACCGACATCCTCACCGTCACCGCACTTTACATTGACTGCATCGAACTGGATCCGAGCGTCTACACCTGGGACGTAAACAGCGTTTACCTGGACCCTTGCGCCAGCGGAGCCGGCGCCCTGAGCCCGGAGCTTTATTACAAGCTGGCCGAGGCCATGGAACGGGGGATCTTCGTGCGCGGCTATAACAATATCCGCGTGGTGGGGACGCTGGGGGAGGTGCTTCTTGCGAACACGCCGGACGATATCCCCGAGCTGATCAAGCAGGCGGCCGTCATCCTGGCCAAATGGGAGAACGACCCGACGCTTTACCTCACGATGGGGCTCATGAAGAGCGAGAAGATCGGCGACTATTCCTACACGGCCGCGATTACCGGGGAGGCGGACGTCCTCACGGGGATCATGGAGGCGGATATGCGCCTGAGGCCATACGTGAAGCGCAAGGCTATATTGATGGCGCCGTGAAGACAGAGGAAAATTTAGCGCGGAGTAAAAAATGAAATCTGGGAGTTTATAAAATGGTCTCTATGTTAGGAGTGTTTAAAAACGAGGAGGCCAAAAATTGCTTTTTTTGGGAGGCCATGCCCGAAGGCTCATGGCGCGGCCGGCCGGCTTATATAATCGGCGGGGGCCCGAGCCTTGAAAAACACTGGCCCTGGCTCATCCCGCGGCTGCAGGGCGAGCTCACAATCGGCATAAACCGGGCCTTCGAGAAATTCGACCCCACGATCATCTTCGGCATGGACCCGACTTTCATCCGCTGGCTTCAAATGGGCAAGTACGGAGAGCTGGCGAAGCAGGCATGGGAGCGGTCGCGGGCCTATAAGGTCTGGCTAAACGTCCACAACGTGAAGCTCCCGGACGACGTCTACATGCTCAAATGCTACGGCGGCTACAATAACGCCCTGGGATCCTTCCCGCTCACCATGCGCGAGGGCATAGGGCACGGGACGAATTCTGGCTACGCGGCGCTCAACCTGGCCGCCTGCCTCGGGGCCAGCCCCATCTTCCTCCTTGGATTCGACATGAAAAGGGATGGGCAGAAAACGCACTGGCACAACGGCCATCCCCGGGTAATGCCGGAGGACCAGCCCGTAAAATTCAAAAAACGATTTCAGATCGCGGCGAAGACGCTTGCAAAGGCCAATATAGCGGTCATAAACTTGAATCCGGACTCGGCGCTGGAATGTTTTCCGAAACTTGATATAGAGTCAGGATTCAGGCCGCTGGACTCGTCGGTGCGAACTGAGCATATAAAACGCCATCCCCATATCGCCCGCGCCGCGGCGAAATATGGGGGGCCGCGCCTGCAAACGCTATCCGAGGAGGAGCCGGAGCCCAAGGAAAAGCTTCCCGCGGTATACATCATCGGGCCTTACGGATTCGGGGACACTATTTACATGCGCTCGCTTATTCGGAGCCTGGCGCGAAGGCACGAAGAAATCTACGTGCGCACGACTCTTCCGGAGGCATTCTGGGACATTCCGAATATAAAATTCGTCCGGCCCGCGCCTAACCGGCTACACGCCCAGGCGGACCATATTAGGCATATCGACAAAAGCCGGGAATACAAATGGACAAAGCCGCCGGCCGGGATAGAGCAGCGGCCGTGGGGGAAGCTGGTGCCGGGCTGGGCTCATACTTCGAACGCCCCGGACGCGAAGGCCGTGCCGCTCGGCCCGCGAGGCGAGGAGAGCACGACAGAATATTTCGTGAACGAGCACGGCTTGAAAGACTTCGATTTCGCCCTGCCGCTGAAGAAGCGGTGGCTGCAGGCGGCGAAGAAGATAATCGAAAAACTGGACACCGGGAAAAGGAATATATGCCTCGTCCGGGCCCCTACGATCCATGAGGGGTGGGCCAATTATTCCCGGAATCCGAAGCCGGAGTACTTCCAGCGCCTTATTGACGAATACAAGGATGAGTATTATTTCATATCGGCCGGCTATTATTTGAAGGACCATGAATGGCCCGAGAAAAAGCTCGAGGGGATAGACAAGCGGTTCGAAAAGGGGGAGCTGGACATAACGACGCTCTTCGGTTTGATAAAACTTTCCGACATGGTGATAGCTCCTCCGGACCTTTTCAGCGTGCTGGCGATCGCGCTCCGGACGAAATGCTTCTGCATTTTCGGCGGCTGCGCCAAGCCGAGCGTCATTTTCCACCCGAACATGGGGCTCGACGGCCTGGCGTGCGCGGAGCCCGAGCCGTTCTGCAACTGCATGCGGATGAATCACGACTGCCACAAGGAGATCTCGGAGGAGGGGCTTCTGCGGCAGTTCGAGGAGCTCAAGGCCCGCATAAGGCCGGTCAAGCGCGTGTCCGTCGGCATCCCGCCGGGCATAGGGGACATGCACTGGGTCCTGACGATGCTGGAATCCTTCAAGGAGAAAAACGGGATCGACGAGCTGGCCATCCATATCGACCGGAATCCGGAGCTCGACTACAGCCGCGACTTCTTGAAGCTTGTGCCATTCATAGATTACGTGGACGCCGGGCGGAAGAGGCTGCCCTTCAAATTCGCGATAGCCGGCGGCTCCGGGATCCCGCTGCAGCGGAACATAAACGGCGTCGACTACCTCATAGAGTACAACTCGCGGCTCGAGCAGGGCGTGAGGATAGAGAAGATCCTGCCCGAATATGAAATCAATTTCGATTATCCGATTGACTATCCACGGGAGGCCAGGAGCTTCGCAGAAATCATAAAAAATGGCGCGGGCGGGAAAATTTATCTCTTTTATGCCTCTTCCATGAACGGGAATAAGAATTGGTGCAAGGGAACCTGGAGCCCGAAAGACTGGGTTGAGCTGGCGGACCGGATCCATGGCGCCACGGGGCACCGGATAATCCTTGCCGGAGCCCAATGGGATTCCAGCTACGCGGCGATGATCAAGAGCATTGATGCCAAAAACAATATACAGAATCTCGTCGGTAAGACCACCATCGCCGAGGCGCTCGGATTGCTCAGGGAGTCAAGCTTTTTAGTCGGCTTCCTCAGCGGCCTGGTGGTGCTGGCCACGCGGTTCCGGATTCCGTGCGTTTCGTTCTGGCCCACGCTGCAGCAGGCGCCCCACTGGATAGACCCGGAAAAATTCCAGAGGTCCTGGCTGCCGCCGAAGGCGATAGAGGACGGCTATATGCCGTTCTTTTACGGCGCGAAAGAAACGACGCCCGCCGGCATATTCAAGGCGCTGGAGAAATATTTATGAGGCCGTTCGAAATTGCGGAAGAAGAAACGGTCATCGGAATGCCGCCCGGGATCGGGGACATGCACTGGATAATGGCGAAGCTCGAATCCTTCAAGGAGAAAAACAATATTAAAAAAATAAGGGTGCGGACGAACCTGGGCGAGAGCACGAGCTTTAACATGCACGACTGCAGCCTGGAATACCTGGAGCTCCTGCCTTTCGTAGACGCGGCCGAGTCGGTCGAGGGCTCCCTGCCATTCGAATACGCAATCGCCGGCGGATCCGGGACTCCCCTCTTCCGGAACCACGGCGGTTGCGATTACATGATCGAGTTCAATTCCCTGCTCGAGCAGGGCGTGAAGCTCAAGGACATATTGCCGGAGTACGACACTAATTTCGATTATCCCATAATCGAGCCGAGCCATGCCACGGTGTTCGCAGAGGAAATCAAGAAAAATGCCGGCGGAAGGCTCGCCTTGTTATTCACCGGCCCCTGGGACGGCAACCAGGTGTGGGTCAAGGATCTCTGGACTCCCGCCGACTGGCTGGAGCTGGCCCGGAGGATTCACGCCGAAACGAGATGCCGGCCGGTTCTCATAGGGGCCCGCTGGGACAGGGAGTATGCGGAGAAGCTGTTGGGGATCGACAGGGAAAAAATAATCTACGATCTAATCGGGCAGACGTCCGTTGCGGAGCTCTTCGCGCTCATCCGCGCGGCCAATATTTTAGTGGCCTACCAGTGCGGCGTCGTGATGATGGCCACGAAATTCAGGACGCCGGTCGCCGGCTTCTGGCCGCTAGAAACCCAGGCGAATCCCCACGGTAAATTCAAGAGGGCCTTCATGCGATCCTGGCTGCCGCCGTGGGCCGAAGAGAACGGGTTCATACCATTCGGCTACGGGGACGAGAACGCCACGCCAGGGGGCGTATATGAGGCCGTAAGGGGGTATCTGTGAGCCTTCGGTTCTGGACGACGCTGCAGTATCTGAAGCAGGCCGTGCTGGTCGAGGACGGCAAGATAATAAAAAGCCTGCCGGCCCATCCCCCGAAGACGATTTTCCGTCGCGCCGGCGTGGTCTGCGAATTTGCCGACAAGCTGGCGCTGGCCAAGCACGCCTCCTTCGAACTGTGGGACAGGCAGGGCGAGGAATGCTACCGCAGCTTCCATCACGAGCTGATCCTGGCCCCGCACGACATCTGCCAGTACGGGCAGAACCTCCTCATCTGCTCTTCGGGCCTGGAGCTCTTCCTTGTCATGGATATCGACGGCGAGGTCAAGTGGCTCTGGTGGGGCCACGAGAACGGCCTAGGCGGGAGGAACGAGCATTATTTCAAGGAGGATTGGATCCTGAGGCAGACAACAAGCGACACGTGCGAGGCGCCTCCGGAGGACCAGGCGCATTACAATTCGATTTTCCTCATAGGGAATGGGAAATTTTTGACTGCGGCCCTGCGGAAAAGGAAGATAATCGAGATCGCCGTGGGCTTCCCCGGACATAAGCTCGTGGCGGAGGTCGAGGATGGGGGCTGTCACTCCCCGATCTATCACAACGGAGTTTTGATATACGGCACGGAGGCCGGAATAAAAGCGGGGGAAAAGCGGGTCCTGGAAACATATAAATGGGTGAAGCAGATCCGGACATTCGAGGACGGCTTCGCCTTCACTTACGAGAATGGCGTCGTGATCACGGACGGAGCCTGGAAGCCGAAGGAGGAGATCCCTCTGCCGACGCCCTACGGCTTCGCCTTCCTGGAGCGCATGACATGAACGAATATGTAGAGCAGATCGCAAAAAACGGGCTTGTCTGGTTCCCTGAAAAGGGGCTCGGCTGGTATCCGGTCAAAAAGACCCATTATGACGACGCCTATTTCGACGTCTATGTGAAGATGGCGCGCACTAAGATCGGCCGGTGCCTGAACAAATTCCGGACCGAGTGGGTCAATTCCTATACGCGCGGCCGGATCCTGGATATCGGCATAGGCAGCGGAACATTCATGAAGCGCCGGGGGAATTGCGTGGGCTACGACATCTGCCCGAAAGCTCTTTATTTGCTTCAAAACGAAGGTCTTTTTTTCAATCCCTACAACGGGGCAGGTGCCTGGCGGCGGATAGAGGGCGTCACTTTTTTCGACACTTTGGAGCATATCGAATGGCCAGAGCTTATATTGAACAATATCGGCCGGCAGTTCGTTTTCCTCTCCATCCCGATCTTCCGGGACGCCCAGCACGCGGTGAATTCAAAGCATTTCAAACGCGAGGAGCATTATTTATATTTCACGGAAAAGGGCCTCATAGACTATATGAAAAATTACGGATTCGATTTACTGGAGAGCCGCGATGACGAAACGCAATGCGGCCGGGAGGATATAAAGAGCTTCGTTTTCCGGAGGACGGCATGAGCTTCAATGGCCTGCTCATAAATCATTTCAAGGTGGCCCAGGTCACAGCGGCCGATGTATGGCTGGATCCCGTAAAGACGGTAAGCGAGGCGCTGCCCTGCCGGATAATGTATGCGACGCGGCTCATGAAAGACTACAAGGGGGAGGAGGTTTTGAGCATCGCGAAGCTTTTCATCAAGCCGGCGGATATTATTTTCGGCCACGAGGACCAGCTGCAGCTGGACGACGAGAGCTATGCCGTGAACCATCCGATAGTCGTCATCCGAAAGCCGCAGAATTCGGTCCATGTCCATCATGCGGAGGTCTGGATAAGCTGATGGCGAACGGGACGGGATTCACAATCGACACGCGGGACTTCGACATCAAGTTCAAGACCGTCACCGGGAAGAAAATCCCATCGGCGGCTGCCCGGGGGCTTTTCCAGACCGGGGCGCTCGTGATCAGGGACGCGATCGTCGAGCAGCCCCAGGTCCCGAAATCGCGCGGCGTGACGAAAGAGCGCGGCAAGCGCGGCCAGGGCCCGGGCCATCTGCGCCGGAGCCAAAAGATCGAGAAGCCGAAGGAGGAGCGCGGCGAGATCTCCGTCGAGCTGGGCTTCAACACGGACTACGCGGCCGCCGTCCACGAGATGCCGGAAACGACTCAGTGGTCGACGCCCGGAACGGGGCCGAAATATCTGGAATCGAAATTGCTGAGAAACAAGGACAAATACATGAAAAACGTGGCGGACAACATAAAGCGGGAGAGCGAACTCGGATGATAAGGGAAATATCCAAATTCATAGAGAACCTCGGCCTGGGGCCGCCCTGGGTCATAGGAACGAATATGTTCACCGGGCGCATCCCCGTTAAAAATTTCGGGGGCGTCATGGTGAACACCCTGACCCGCTACCTGGCCGTCCTGGAAAACGCCGGGGGCGTGACGCTCCAGGACATAGGCGGGGACGTGACGGCCACGCCGCCGTCGACTAAATTCCCCGATTACGTGGAGAAGGCCGTGCAGATTTTGAACCGGCGCGACGGATACAACACGGCCTACAACGACGCGAAGGAGCTCTACGACGCCCTGAAGGCGACGGCCGGCTGGAACCTGCCGGTTGTCGGCGGAGGCCCGCAGTATATCGCCTGCGTCATAGACGCCCAGGGACCGCCGGCTCCAGTGGAGCTGCCGGGGGAAGCCGGGCTTTTCACGTTTTCAACGAATTACATCTGGAAAATAGAGGAGGCCTCTTGTGGGCCTTAGAATAAATTTAATTTGGAGGTAAAACAATGCCGAAATTACCAATGGGAGACATAGGACCCTGCGTTGTTATCTGGGATTACGACAGCGGAAACGACTACTGCCTCGGACGCTACCTGGGCACAACCGCGCTCCGTTTCACGGATTCGGTGAGCGACGTCCAGGAGGAGGGCTTCGGGGACGCGCCGGTCGACGCGGTTTTCGCCGGCTCGGTCGTTGAATTCGAGCTGCCGATGGCGCGGAACACCCTCTCGGAACTGGCGAACGCGATCGGATACGGAAGCATGGGCTCTCTGGCCGGACAGGTTCTCACGTTCTACAATATGGCCGGCTGCGATATGTACGAGCTCGCGAAGCAGCTCCTCATCGCCCCGATTTGCAACAACGTTCCCGACTCCGACCCCGCTAGCTGGACCCTAATCTTCAAAGCCCATCCATGGCGCGACTTCGAGCTGGGCTGGGATAGAAGCGGGCAGCGCGTGCACATGTGCAAATTCAAGGTATTCCCGAATACCGACAGCGGCTACTGCGGCGACTACTACCAGGAGGGCCTGGCGCCGGGCGCCACGCCGATCACAGGGGTCTGCACATGACGGAAGAAGTGAAGAAAACAGAGGCGAAAAAAGCAGAACCTGGAGCAAACAAGCTGATACTCAGCACGAAAAAGAGCATACACCCGCCCCTCGAGATCGTGATCGACGACGTGACGTATCAGAATAATACCTTTTCACGTGCCCTTTTCGAGGAGTTGAAAAAACACGAAGCAGCGGCCCTGGCCGGGGACATCGAGGCTCTTTACCAGCAGGTGCACCTGCTCTACAGCGTGCCCATGGAGACCCTGAACAGCCTGGACGTTCGGGATATCAAATCTCTGCTCGATTTCACCATGGCGAAGGTCTTTTCTACGCCGGAAGGCCCGAAGACGGAAGCGGAAGAAGAAGAAAAAAAAGCATAAAGGCCCTGGTGGAAAAGCTCGCCTTGATTGCGGGCGAATTCCCGGGGCAGTTCCCGGGCGACAAGCTGCTGAACCTCGACTTGCGTGATGAAAAAGCATGGATAACAGAGGCCAAAAAACGGGAGATAAGACGCGAGATCTCGCTTCTGCAAGCCATACGTTTCGGCACGCTTGCGAAACAGCAGTCTTATGAGGACAGGTTGAGTCAACTAGACTGGCAGTTAAATCAATTAAAGGAGGAATGAAGCTATGGCATTCCAGGCCGGCGCGATCGTATCGCAGCTCACGCTGGACAGGACCAAATTCACGGCTGCCGTCCAGGGCGTCAAGAAACAGGCGGCGGCCATGAGCGGCTGGGTGAAGCAGAACTCCGCCCAATTCAAGCGCATGGGTCTGGTCATAGCCGCCGTGGGCACGGCTGCGGTCGTCACGTTCAAGAAGATGATTGACAAATACGTGGAAGTCGGCGACTGGATTGACAAGATGTCGAAGCGCACCGGATTCAGCGCCACGGCGCTCTCAGAGCTCGCCTACGCGGCGGAGATTTCAGGCGCCAGCCTCAACGACGTGGAGAAGGGCGTGAAACGCATGGCGCGGACTATAACCGACGCCGGAGAGGGCCTGGAATCATACCTGCGGCCATTGAAGAGGATCGGGCTCGAAGTGGCGGACTTGAAAAAAATGAGCCCAGAGCAGCAGTTCATGGCCATAACCGAAGCGATCGCGGACCTCGAGGACCCGACTCTCCGGGCCGCGACCGCGCAGGAGATCTTCGGACGCGCCGGCACGACGCTCCTCCCCCTCATGGCGGACGGCGCGGAGGGGCTCCAGAAGCTCCGGGAAGAGGCCCATAGGCTCGGCATTGTGTTCGACCAGGAGGCGGCGGCAAAAGCCGCGGCACTCAAGGACGCGCAGACAGCCTTGCAAAAATCCATCCAAGGCCTGGGCTTCGCGATAGCGCAGACTTTCATACCCATTTTGACGACCATGGCCCATCATTTCACCGACGTCTTTGTCGATATCCGCGGGAACGCGAAAAATTTCGCTTCCTCTATCCTGCAGTTTTTAAAGGCCATCGCCTTCGGGATCGAGGGGCTTTCGCTCGCCTGGAGCGGGTTCAAATGGCTGGTTTTTGAATCTGCGGCTTACGTCGCTGGGCAAGTGGGAAAACTGGTCTACGCCCTTACCGCTCAACTGGTGGTGCTTGAAAAAATACCAATAGTCGGCAAGAAAATAGTACCCATCACCGACGCCATGTGGGAGGCTTTCAAGGCTCTGGATGCGATTACGGAAGGCTATACCCAAACGGCCGAGAACCAGGGCGAGACGATGGCCGATATCCGGCAGAAATATGAAGCTTTTATAAAAATGCTCAATGAGGCGGGCGGGGCTTTCACCCGGCTGAAAACAAAATCGAAGGAAGCCACCACTGAAACCTCCGAGGATTTCGGGAAGCTCGGCGAG